TCTCCGGCTTGCATAGCAGGATTTCCACGCCATTTTATTTGACATGGTGTATATGTGAAATTGTTTATTTTGCTATATATATCATCTGCCATTTCGTCAGTGATATATGGATTTTCAAAGTTAATATTTACGCCATTTGCGCCGTTACCCCTAACTATAGGCTTGTCCTTCGTTCCGGTGGAAAGGGAAGTGACGGTCAACAGCTTGTCTGTAGTTCTCTTAAAACCGCCCATATATTGCTGTGAACGGTCAATTATATTTTCGTTATCGGTATACCAAGTGAGTTCTAATTCTCCGTTTCTATCAAACCTTGCAAACTCACCTAAACAACCGGCTACATATCCTATTGCTTGTGCATATGTAATTTCTAAATATGGAAAATTTTCTATTGTATATGCCGGTAAAACGCGCTCTTTTAATATAATTCCACAGTTCTCATATAACTGAGTTCTTAGATCGTTATATACCGCTTGTAACGTTGTGGTTTCATTAACGGTTGCATTGTATTGTCCGGTCATTTTGCAGAAACCGTCATATGCCGTAAGAGTGAGATTTTTAAAATCGTTTGGTGTTTCCGCATCGGCTCCATAGAATTTACCGAGAGGAATCCACTCATACGTTATAGGCTTGCTTTCAACTAACAAACCTATTTCCGCTAAAAACTCTGAGCCGTTATAGCTTATATTAGTCGGAGGGTTTATAAAATTTATTATTGCTTTATGGGAACAGGCACAACCCATTGTCAGAACATCTGTTGAATTTACAATTTCATCCAGCGTTATATTCTGTATGGTTGTGCCTGTGAGAACGGTGGATGAACCAAACGTAAGCCTTACCGCAAACACTCTGTCGTCTGCTATTATTTTATTTGCATAAGTTTCTGTTACTGTATACATTTGGTTTACCTACCTTTCTATGAAATTTGCCGTTAAACCTTCCCATAGGTATTTTTGCTTTTGCTCATTCCACACATATAAAGGCGCCGAACGATCGCCTACATAAAACGTACCTTCTCTATATGTGCCATCATGTGCATCGGGGTATCGCATTGTGAAAAATACATCATCCATTGCTTTTAGCAACACTGACATTTCATACGGCTCCATCGGCGCCCAAGTGCAGTTAAGCTTTCGCTTAACTGCCACTCGGTCACGGTGCATTAATCCATCTTGTGAACGCCCTGCACCTTCTTCTGAATCTAAGTCGTATAAATCCCATGACATTGTCTGAGGATCAGCTATGTTTATTTTGTTTATTTGTAAAACTGCCATATGCTTTACCTCCTTATACTAATAACGGACTAACACCCGTCTGAATGACTCTGCCGTTGTGATATTGAATAACCTTTTCACCAACAACATCACCGTCAATTTCGTTTATAATACGAAACGTTTGTGTGCCTCCGCCTCTGTTGGTATTGGCTGCCATCATTGCACGATATACACCGGCTTCAATACCTGAAACAATCTGATCGTTATTTGCAACGGCTGTTTTTCTGCCTATTTGACCGACCATTTCTGCACCTGCTTCACGGGCAATGAAAAGTTGTCCAGTGTCAACAATGCCACCCTGTGCAAGAAGTGGAATTTGCGGAACGTTTATAGTTATTAAGTCTGCAAACGGTTTTATGCCAGCAATCTCAATTCCTTTTATCCATCCTAACGCCGTGTTGATCCCGTCAAAAGGAATGGATATAACACTGTTCAAGCCTTTTATAATTCCATTAACCACATACTTGAAAGCATTTACAATTCCGTCTTTGATTTCTACAAATATTTCACCAGCAACGGAAAAAACACTAACAATTCCTTGCCAAGCTTTTTGGAATGTTTCTTTAAAGAAACTTCCTACTGTACTAAACACAGACTTTACACCTTCCCAAGCCTTTTGTGCACCCTCCTTAAAACCATTCCACAGACCCGAGAAGAATCCGGAAACAGGCTGTATTATCCAAGTATTTATCCAATTTCCTATAGTTGAAAATACTGATTTTATTCCACCCCAAGCAGAGATAGCTGCGTTTTTAATCCCCTCCCACAATCCGGAAAAGAAATTAGCAACAGGAGTAATGACATAAGTGTTAAACCATGTTGAAGCAGCACCCCATGCAATTGTGATAATCTCCCAACAACCACTTGCAATTACACCAATGTTATAGAAAACATCCGAAATTGTTTGCCATATACTTCCAAACAATTCAGAAAACCACTCTATTGCTGGCGAGAAAAATTCAACGATTGCATTCCAACAATCGGAGGCGAGTGTAGAAATTCCATTCCACAATCCGGAAAAGAAATTAGCAACGGGTTGTATTACCCATGTGTTAAACCATTCTGCTACTGTGTTCCAAACAGCTACTATACCGTTCCACACATCCATAAAGAATTGACCTATTGTGGTAAATACACTAACAAACCACGCACTTACGGTTTTCCAATTTTGAACAAGTAGAATGATTCCGTCAACCACCAAACCAACACAAACACCTATTAAAGCACCTAAAGGACCGCCAACAGAACCTATCAGCGCACCTATACCCGCGCCCATTAGTGTCGTTCCTGCTGGAATGAGAATCCCGCTCAACCAGCTTAAACCGTTTTTTATTGCATCCCATAAACCAGCAAATAACATTCCGGCTCCAGCCGTGATAGCACCTATACTTGAAAACAATAGGGTTTTTGCAAACATTTTTCCTAACAAGGCAGCACCACCTATTAAACCTCCACCGCCGCCAAGTATTTCCAAAAAATTAATGCCATTTAAGCCATCCTCGATAACTGATTTTATTCCATCAAACTCTAATGCGGCGCCGGTTATTACAAGCGTTATACCAGCCGTAATACCGATTTTTTTGCCTAAAAGTGCCAACGCCTCTTTTAGAGTTTTTGTCTTGATGCTTGCCGTTACCAAATCGGCTATAAAAGAGCCGAGTTTCCAACCGGCAATAGCTGTGCCTATCCATTTTGCAACTTCGAAGATTTTATATAACTTTTCTTTTATTTCATCGACCTTTTCCGTCTTTAATCCAGCCAAAAAATCATATGTAAGTGGTTCCATACCATTCAGCGTTCCACCTGATGCAGATGATCCGCTTCCGCCACCACTGTCAGTATCGGGATTGGTGATAATGTTAAGTTCATCAAATCCCATAAGTTGCTTTTTGATTTTCTTTAAAGTGCCTGATACCCCATCCAACGAATCTTCGGCATCTTCAAAATCATCAGCAAAACCGCCTGTATCAAGTCCTGAATAATCAATAGTTGGCAATTCAAAACCAAGAAAGTTTGCAAAAGCATTTGCAGCATCGGTTATTATTTCCACCATTGCTTGTACATATGGAATAAATTGTGTTATCACAACACTGACGATGTTTCCCAACGCTCGTTTCATTTGCGTCAACTGTGCGTTCAAAATTCTCAATGCGTTGGAGGGAGTAACAAGTGTTCTTGCCATGTCGCCTTGAATAAGCACAGATTTTTCCATAATATAGTTATAACGAAGCAATGATTTTTCAGCTTGTGTCATAGAACGTACAGATGTATCTATGCCTTTTGCAAGTGCATATTCTTGCAAAGATGCAACCGTTGTATCTATACCAAACTCACGCAAGCCTTTTACTTGCCCTGACATAGCAGAGGACAATTTATCAAAAGCTGTCTCAACATCAGTGTTAAAGAAGGATGATAGATCATAGGAAAGCTGTGTTAGATTTTGCGACATAGTATTTGCTGCATCTTCCGCCACACCAAAACCACTTGTAAGCTGTTTGAATGTGCCTTGATAATTCATCCATTCACTTATATCTATTCCCACAAGGTTCGATACTTCTGTCGCGTATTTCCGTGCAGCTTCTGCACCGTCGCCCATAGTTACGTTAAATAAATTCAACGTTTCTATATAATCATTGCTTTCTTTAAACCACCCTGACATCATGTCAGCAGTGCTTTTGAAAGCACCAAACAATGTACGCCATTTCGATATTTGATTTGCAAGTTTATCGGTAAATGATTTTGTTGATTTGCTTGCCTTTTGGTTGGCATTATCATATTTTTGAGTTGCGCTGGTTGTTTTGTTTACTGATTGCGTTACTTTGTTGAATGAATTGGCAATAGTAATATTAGATACATTACTGCCATTCAAAGTATCTTTCAGTTTTTCTAACTTCTTAATAAGAGATGTTAAAGCGCGGGAGGCGTTTTTGCTGTCCGATTCTATTTGTATATTTAATTCGTCAATAGTAAGAGCCATAGACAGCCCTCCTTTTTTTAAGATTTTTTGGCTCTGGCTCTATGGCTCTGGCTCATTACAAGTTGCTCCATCCAAGCAGCTGCTTTCTGTTGTTCAACCTCAACATCGTGCGCTTTTTCTGCTTCTGTTTTCTCCCTTTTAAATAAATCGTATGGTTGTTTTGCGTAATCTTTTACCGGAGGCTTATTTTTACTCATGCCTCTCATAGCGTTATGTAATGCTGTGGAAATTGCATCATACACATATAAACCACGTAACCACGCACTGTTATTATCTTGCTCTTGCTTTATTCTATATGCCTCGCGGAAGTATCGGGCAAGTGACGGATCACCCGACCAATACTCCGCGTAGGACATACCGATGGCAAGATAAAACGGGAAACATTCCTCAAACGTTTCACCATATGTTTTTGTCTGCGTGGGTTGGCTTAAAAGTCCGCCTCCCACGCTATCGCGTTTCCCTCGTCAATATTATCGTTATCCATAAGTGTTTCAAAAGGATCGTGATACATTTCTGCAAGTTTTTCAAGCAACGCTTCTTTGTTTATGAAAACCTCAAACATTTCCTCGATTACCTTCTGTTTAACGTCAAACTTATGGTGTGCTTTAAAAGCACCGGCAAAGAGTTTAGGCAGCGTAAGCATGGGTTTTGTTACTATGTCATTTGCAACAAAACCTTCTCTTTCCATCTGCTTAATAGTCTCTCTTGTATACTCAAGAGTATAGTCCTTGCCTCTGTAATTAAAAGTAATTTGTTTAGCCATCAGTATGTCCTCCTAACATATAATAAAAAATTATGCTGCTGTTGATTTTGTTTCCCAAGCGGGAGCGTTTGTAGGTGTAATGAATACGCTTGTCTCGTAAACTGATCCTACGGTTGCACCGGGCATACCCAACTTAGCAGGCTGACCGGTGAAAAATACAGACTTTTCAAGTTTAGGGTGTTTAACCTCAAACCACACAGCTTTTTTGGCTGCTGCCGCTGTATTGTATGCCTCAACCAACTCTCCCCAAGTTTCTTCAAGTTCGGTAGTAAAGTTTGCAAGGAATGACAGTGCGCCACCAAGATCTTTTAGACCTTCTATGTAAGTCTTGTACTCTGTTTCTGAAAGAGTTGTAGTTTCAAGTGTTTCAGGCTCAGGGTTCATTTCAGGGATTTCTTTCAAATCCGGTATGACTGTATATCCCGTTGTAGGTCTTGTTCCAGCTGTAGCTTCAACGGCATATCCCAATGTGATGCCTGCTGTAGACATTGCAATTCCCATATTTAATTCCTCCGTTAAATTACATTATTTTTTACATATCTTGACATTCTGCGACTTATCGCGCTATCATTGTTAGGGATAGGCTCACAAAATGTTCTTTCATAACCAAATTCGGTCATAGCATCGGAAATATCATTTGTTATTTCCTTTGCCTGTTTTTCTTTGCCTATTTCAAGGTTACTAAAAACCTCTGCTTTATAATCTTCTCTTGCCACATTTTCAAGGCTGTCAAATGTGGAATATTCTGTTTTAATCGCGTTGTTTGTTTGTACCAACGATACGGCGGGAAATTTAGGAGGAGTATCAGTTATTTCCGTTCCGACAACATAAATCGTTGTATATTTGTTTCGCAGCCTTGCGGCAACAGCCTCAAATATTTCTGATTCTTTATCTATCATGTTCTAAACACCTCTCTTGCCATACGGGGAAATTCCCTTTGTAATTCAAGAGCCGTTTGATACATAAACGGTCTGCTTTTCATGCCCTCGGTAAATCTAAATCCACCATCATCAGTAGGATATATCCAACCAACTTTACCGTCTTTTGTGGTGAATATTTTTTGTCCGGTTGCATATCCCCATGATGCTTTGGAAAGATATTCGCCGTTGGTATGAGGACTTTGCTGTCCTACAACACCCGTACCAAATTCCACAAAAGCAACGTGATCGCTTGTTACTCTCACATACCCCGCATTTAGCAGGGGAGAGAAATAACCGTCTACACCGGAAAGCAATTCACCTGAATATACGGCACCTAAATTCACGATTTTTATTCGTGCAATATCTGCACCGTAATCAATTAATCGTTCTACCAACAATCGCGCTTTTTGTTCGATGTCCTTCTTGTACTGTTCAAGTTCTTTAATTGCATTGTCAACACTTTTAGGATCAAGTCTCACAGTTATGTTTTTCACGATACATTCACCCTTTCAATTGCATATCTGATACAATTTAGGGATTTACTAACAGCCTTTACTATGTAGTTGTGGGTTTGGTCGGTATCTCTGCCGTCTATCCACAAATGGCTGTATTCATCTATCGGACAATTCATATCGTGTGTTGACATTTCGCGGTCATATTGCAAATCAGCACCAAAAGCTTGCGCCGATATTTCGCCTTTATTTGCAGAAAGTGTTATTTTACATTCAATGGGTTCGCCATAACTTTTCACGTCGTAGGTGTTACCCCACTCGTCTTTTTCTTCGGTAACATTAAGAAGGGAATACCAAATCGTTTGTTGATTACGTTTTAAATCTCTCATACAACACCAACCTTTGGTGTAATCTCTCTTAATAGTTCCTCAGAAACATTTGCGCTTGAATAGCTACGGCTCACACCATTTTCTGAATGTGCTGTTTCGCCTTCTGCACCGCGTTTATTGAACATTTCTACAGCTATACGAATTTGCAAGTCCTGATACTTTGCTTCGATCTCTGTAGGCTGTTCACCAAAAGGATAACGTCTTGACAGAATGACCGCCTTTGCGCTCTCCAATATATCTTCCAATTCACTATCAGCAACATCTTCTGTGATTCTTATTTTCAAGCGTTCAAGCTGAGTCATTCTGTCAAACCTCCTTTAATATTTAGGCTCCGGCTTTAACCATCTTTACAACCTTTGTTGCATCTGTAAGAGCAGCAAGGTAATATTTTCTTGAAATAATGGTGTTCTTACGGATATTAGCATCCTCAGAGCCACGCGGAGGTTGCTCAATTTCCGTACCTTTCTTAATAAACATGGTTACGGCATCTTTAGTACCGATAATTACAGTTCCTTGATCTGCGTCTTTCTTAGTGTAAAGGTTGATACCAGCAACAGTACCCACATACCCCTGTTTTGCAAACGCCTCAACATACTTAAGATCATCCTTAAGAGCCTTTCGAATAGCTGCCATATCGTCAGGATGAACAAAGCCGAACATTGAAACGCCTTCAAGGTTTTCAAGAGCAAGTTCTGCCTGAGCATCAACAAATGCCGCAAAGTCAAAAGCGGCGGGTGTTGTAGTAAGCGTTGCTTTATTAAACTCTGCAAATACATCAGCATTTACGGTGTTGAACATGTCAGTTCCCATGTGCCTTGTTCCGGTGGGGACGAGCATAGGATCTTTCATTGCCTCCTCGTCATAATACTCAAATAGGTTCTGAGCAAGGAGAATTTCATACTCTTTAGGTTCGTGAGAAACCGAAATCTTCTTAGTATTTCCTTCGCCCATAGCAAGCTTTTCAGTACCATTAGTTGCACTGTATACGTTGATAATACGCTTCATTCCGGCTGTGCCCTGAAGGGTATTATCTACAGTACAAAACTGTGCAAGGTCAACGTGCGAATTAAACTGATCCTCTACCTCATTTGAGAGATAAAAGTTTTCATAGACTGTGTTTGCCATAATAATTATCCTCCGTTATAAATACGTTTATATTCTTCGGGATTTTTCTGCGAAAATTCAAATCTTTCGGCGGGAGACATTTTTCTCAATGTTTCCTTTGTCATTACCGTATCACTTGTTCCCGATGCAGGCGGTACGGGTGTTTCTTTAACCGCATCCGAAATAGCAACCTTTTTCTGTGTCTCCACAACTTTGCCTATGCTTTTTATTACGGTTGCTGCATCTCCGTTATAGAGAGCCGTTGCGACTTCTGAGGCAAGACTTTCATCATACCCAATAGCAACAAGTCCTTTAGCATTTTCGGCTATTGCTTTTTCTTGTTTTAATTGATCGCGTTCTGCAATAATTTTTGCAAGTTCCTCTGCATCGGCAGCCGCTTTTTGTTCTGCCTCTGTCATTGTGGCTCTTATCTGTTTTTTATAAGATGCCGCCTCACTTGCAACCTCGTCAAACCTCTTTTTAAGGTTGTCATAAGCTGATGTATCAGCTTTGGGTTCTTCGACTTCAAGTGATAAAATATCCTCGATAGTCATGCCCTCGTTGTACTTGTCACCAAGTAATGATTTCAAATCTGCCATATGTTACCTCCTGCGTTTTTATAGCTGTTCTCTCAGCTTCTTTTTTTTGCGATTTACGGCTTCTCTGCCACTTTATTTTTTAATTGGGATCGTAACGCACCTACACTGATAGTGTTGTTTGGGCGGTACGTCTTTCAATTTAAAAATCTGTCCGTCAAGTTCCTTGCAATCTCCACAAGTCTTGTGATCATCTTCGGCTACCCATTGCAGCCATGTTACTCCGGTATCTTCATACACAACTTTTGCAATAGCATCTTCAAGATCAACGGCATATTGCTTAATTTGATTTACAATCAACTTTTCTGCCGTTTTGTAGCTTTGTGTACGCTCGACCGCACTTGCTACCAACGATTCAAATAATCGTGATTTCTTACGGTCTATTTCGTTGCTGAATACATACTTTGTTACCGGATTGTATTCATCGAAAAATTCTTCAACCCAAGCTTCGTCTAAATTTCTTATGTCACCGTCAAAACCTAAATCAACGGCTTCATCGTATATTTCCTCATAAATGGGATTTAATATTGCTGTAAACTCGGATTTTATGTCTTTGTATATAGCTTTATAAAGCTTATCAATGTGCTTTTTAATTTGTATAACATTCATTTCATCGAACAACGCAAGACGGTTATGCCTAAATTGTCGATGTATCTTCGATGTTATCCTCGCCGCCGCTTCGTCTGCTATTTGATACGGTTTCCTCGACATCTATATCATCCTCCTCCGCATCATAGAGCCACTTAGACATATATTTTTTTGAGTCGTTCCATACACTCTGAGGGTCGGAATACAAGTCACAGTTCGATATTGCTATCAGCGGATGAATACCTGCCTGCAACTGATTCATAAGTCCTTGTGTCTTAACGAGCAAGCTGTCTGTACGGTTACGTGCAAACTTAACATCAATATCAGATATTTTGAGATTTGTAACCTCGTTAGGCGTTTCGGCTTGTAAACTGAATATCTTTAACACAACCTTTAGCATTTCAATTTCACTTGAAATAAAGGTCTGTACCGTTGTTCTTGCGTGATTTTCAGCTATCTGCCAACCGTTACTGAGCATAATAGCTTGTCCGGTATTGCCACCCGTGCTTTGCTCTCTGCCGGGAACACCCGCTATCTGTAATATTTGCTCATATAAATAATCAACAAGTGTTTGTGTCTGTGTCTGATCAAGTGTTGCTGTAAGATACTGAACACTTGCAGGATTGCCTGGCTCACTTTTAGTTAGCAATCCTAATTTATCTTTAAGCTGCTCCATTTGCTCATTATCAATCTCACAGTTATTCATCCACAAGATTGACTGTACAAACTGTGCCAAGCCGTTTAATCTGTCTGATGTCGCTTCATTCAGCGCATCAAGTAGCGAAACAACTCTTTCAAAGCAGCACATTCTTTCTTCGTCATAGCGATACTCGATAATCGGCACCATGCCAATCATATTTACATCTGTGCTAAGAAGCTTAAATGATCCCGTGCCACTTCCTTCAAGTTCAAAGTAATACTTGTCTGTATATGCGCCTGCTTTTATCGTTCCGTCCGTCAACATCACATACGAAACACCCACAGCCGTTCTTTTGTATATGTCATTAAACTTAATTACAAATGCGTTATTGGGATTCAAACGGAGCATATCAAACACCGATACACCCGTTACGTTCTTTTTAGGCAGAACAATACGATAACCAAGTCCGGTAACTGCCAAATCCTTGCCTAATGCTTGGTCTTGTGTTATCTTGCCTTCCTCAAACATCATTTCGTTGAGAATTGATATTTTCTTATCGTCAATATTTCCGTTATTTCCGTAAATATCGTTACTTGCTCTCTGAACAAATGTGATAGGTGAGCCAAATACATACCCCACTTTAAAGGCGGTTATTTCGGCAGCGTGATTTTCTACAACCTTATAATTTATTTCAGGTCTAATTTCCTTAACCCTATTTTGTATAGGTTGTACACCGCGCTCATACTCTTGTAAGTATTTGATCTCCGAAGCATTCAGAAGATGAATACTAAAAGCTTCGTCCATCACTTCACAAATATTCTCTTTTGTTATTTCTTTGACATCTGTAAAGATTTCTCTACGACCTTTTAATACCATCTGCAAAACTCCTAAAACAAAAAAATTGAGCCAATTACACTATTAGTAGTAATCGGCTCAATGGCTCATTTGATAACTATTTTCTTCTCTCTTTTACATTGTCGGCACCACATATAAATTATTCCCACCGTTTCGTTATCGGCTGAGAATAACCATTTTCCACACTTAGGACAATATATCTTCCTCTTTACCATATATGTACCCCCTCGTCAAAAGGAGTTCTCCGATATTGCCCGCCTCGGAGATACGGCGGCGAAAGGAGATGAAGCACTATATCTTTGATTGTACCTATATTATACCACAAATTGGCAAAAAAGTCAATACTTTTATACAAAAACTATATATTTTTTGCATTATTTTTAACTATAATAAACAAATTTTAAATAAACCTATTGAATATTTCTACTTTATTACCCGTAAGTGACTGTGCATATTCTGACAGCATAGCAAACCCGTCAGGAATATCATCGTGCTTGTTCTTTCCGGCTACAGTGTACGAACATAGCATATCCATCATTTTGCCGTAATCGTCTTTTTTCTTATACAACGTTTTGTCTTTAAACAAACAATGTTCCTTAACCCATGCACTCGATAGAATGATTTTTGTTTCTTTGTTACTTGTTGTGAATTTAGTGGTGATCTTCGTGATACCACCTCTTTTTTTCACTTCCTCCTGAACATCTTTTGCAACTCTACCACCGGCATTATTATGCTCAAACCTCGACATCTGTACCTTGTTTTTTAGCAGACAGTTTACTATTCTCGGCTCTACAATATTTGGCAGTCCGTTATCACATACACAATCGTCAATATAGTATTCGTTGCCATATATGTATGCAACAGGCATAAATGCGTAGTCCGTTCCTCTGTCTTTCGTGTCACATATACTTATTACACCATCGGGATCACCGTCAGGCAACTCAAAATATCTACGCAGTTCGTTTTCATCGTAAAGCAATCCCTCACGTTCAATAGGCTGATTCATATATAATGCTCTCCATGAGGCATCATCCATCGTATCTCTCATGTCATGATAAAATTCTGTTGTAAATCCTACACCATTTGCATAATCGAAATTGCTTTCGTCATTTTCATCTAAAGCTGGCATCACGATAAACTCAGCTTCTTCACTTCCTGCGTATTTTTGTTCAAGCCTTCCAATTACATCATGGACGCTCCAGCGCGTTCCTATAAGAAGTTCAACACAATCACCGATTTTCCTTTGGCGCAAGTCCGTTGTATATAGTTCCCACAGCTTGTCTAAACGATCTTTCGATAGTGCCTGCTCAATACCGCTTACAAGGTCATCACAATACAATAATCCTTCGGCTCTTACTTTACCGGCATTACCACTACCAACAGATGAAAATTGCAAGGTAGCAAATCTTTTAGGTGTTCCAATATCTATAGCGAGATCGGCTGCATTAGTTCTCTCAACCTCAATGTTTGGAAATACATCGTGCCACAAATATTCTCCGTCTTTTGACATAACCCTCAAACATTCATCGTACACACCACGCAAAAATGAATTACTATGACTTCCGGTGAGCATAGGTCTATCGGGATATTTGCCTGAAAGCCATGTTAAGAAAAATATTGCAAGAGTTGTCTTTCCTGTTCCGGGCGGCTGAGATATTGCTAAAAGCTTTCTTTTTCTATCCGCTAATCTCTGTAACGCATCAACCACAGGCTTTAATTGCTTTCTTCTCGGTAAATAAAATCTCTTATTAGCCGGTCTGTTCCATTCAAGATACTGACAATAACTATCAAAGTCTACCGGTGCCGCCATTAACAATGTTTTTTTATACAACTGTCTATACTGTTCTGCGTGTTCAGGGCGGTCTTTTTTATATTTTTTCGATTTTTCCGCACATATCTCACGACACTTGAAATTTAATTCCATATCCTGTGTGCTATATGCAAGATCAAATATCGCTTCTACGTTCTTAAATATATCGTGTGATTTTTTATTTAGTAAATCTTTTTTTAACTTGACAATAGTTCTGTTATCCATTATATCCACCTCTTACGAAATCAACCAAATTTTTAACCATTCAGGCAAAGTAGAACCCCAAATAATTTGCGTTATCCACATTGAACCTAATACGGCAATTACTGCAAGAACAACATAAAAAAATATTTCTGCTATAAAATCCTTCATAATCATTCCTCCTGAAAAAAATAAAAAGCCAACAACAACCGAAACAAATCTTTCGGTTACTATTGGCTCAAAGGCTCTATCTTTATTTAATTTTTAATGTTGAATATATCCTATACCACCGTTGAATAAATCAAACAATAATAAAGATATCAATAATGCCAAAACAATGCCTAAAGCTACTGCTAATATTTTAATAGTTCGTATCCTTACATTAAGCATTTCTTTGTATAGACCGACAATTTCTTTATGATACCTTTCTGCATCACTTATTACTACACCCGTTGTCGGATTAACTTGCGTATTATCATCAAATATATCCGCCGCCGTACCACCCATAGCTTTTGTCATTGCTATTACGGTAATAATGGTCGGATTTGATGTTTTTCCCGTAAATATTCTTGTGACTGTACTTTCAGGCACTTTGCTTTTTTCTGCAATTTGTGCAGAAGTCATACCCGATTTTTCTTTTAATATTCTCAATCGGTCGATTAATGTTTCATTTTGCTCAATCATTTTTGCAATACATTTTCCCCTTTATTTATCGGCATTTTTGCAAATATGATACTCGCAAAAATGCATTTTTGATACCTATAAAATCGCCACTTTGCAAACTTGATTATTGATTTTGCATATCGTTTGTTTTACGATTGCGTCACAATAAATTTTTTTCTCAAAGGAACACATCACCATGACTATTAAACAACTTAAGGAAATTATTAACACCCTCAACGACGATACCCCTATTCTTATTTCAACAGATGATGTTTATGAAGCTGAAACCGCTATCGTTGAATATCATTCAGATGGTAGACAACATTTGATATTCTCTAATGCGGAATAGGTTATTGTTGCTTGCCTTGACCGATGGAAATAAGTGATATTTTGCCATCCTTGATTCCAAAGCCAAACATAAAATACGGCTGAGTATTGCTTTCTACTAACGCCATTGCATCAACAGCTTTATAGTTTTCGTCAAAGGTAAACATAAGCATTATTTCATCACCGGATGTGATTGTTTTCTCTAAATCTACGTCTTTTGTTAATCTCTCAGGCATATCTGCCTCAACGGCACCATAAATAGCCTTGTCATAACATAGGTCGTATTTTTTTAACGCTTGAATTGCATCATCTCCAACAGCAACGTCTCTATAGGTGGAACCATCTTCGGCAGACATTGCAAAAAGATTGTAACCATTCGATTCACTAAGTCTTTCGATGATTTTACCATTTTCGCCATAAAGCATGAAATCATCTTCGCCCCACGGAGCGACTTTTGACCCACAACTAACGAAGCACGAACACATCATCATTGCCAATGCTAACGCAACTATCTTTTTCATCTTATGTATCTCCTTATTATTTTTTATCCTATTAAAAAAAAACAACGTTTTTTTAATCTGTGTTTGGTATCGTCATAACTCAAATCATTGCGAGATATATTCAATGCCGCTACGGGCACTCTCTTTACCCCGCGTACTTCTTTGTATGTGTTATCATCATACACATACAATATATCATATTTCGTGCCAACATATTCTTGTACTGTTTCTGCAAACAGCCATTGGTCATTACTATCAGGATATTCCCACGCTGGCTCTAAATGTTCTTTGTATAAATCTATTTCTTTTATTATAGTGTACATTTACGTATCCTCTTTATCATTTTACCCTCTCTCCGTTTAAAGAAACGCCCTCTAATGTGTTCTACTTATACCTAATTGCCTGCAACTCTCCGATACGATGTAATTATTCGTAGGCTTTTATCTCCTTGTTGTCATAATCAAACACGGCTTTATACCCCACAGCATCGGGAATTATCTCTCCATTTTCATCCCCAATATCATATAAGGTAACACTTTTCTTGCCGCTTGATGTTTTAAATTTAACATTTCCAAATATGTTTATGTATGCATAATCCACTTTGGTTGTAGGTATACCATTCAAAGATATGAAACATAATTGTCTTTTTTCAACGGTAAAGTGCAAAGATAACGATGTTTTATAATCAAAGATGTTGCACTTAAAACTTTGTAGCTTATCAATTCCATCACCAATAGCAAATTGAATGTTGCTTATCTTCGTTATACCTACCGTTGTAAATATCTCTTGTATTTTGCTTGCTTCTGTTTCCGTAAATCCAAGAGCAATAAACTGTTGTATCATAGTATCCTCTTTTGATGTTTCGTGTGAAGGCTCTGTTTCTACTGCCACTTTCGTTGAAGGTGTGCTTTCGGAAGGCTCTTTCTTTTGCGTTTCTTCTTTCAGGACAGTTTCTGTTATAGGCTCTGTTTCTATAACCTCGACCTTTTCTTCACCGCATATATCACACCTATTTACAATCTTTTCTTCATCGGCTGATACTTGTTTCATTGTATGCCCCAATGCTTTGATTGTTTCAATTGTGTCTTTTCCACAATATTCACAATGTTTTTCGATTTTTCCATCCGCTTCACACGTTGCCGCAACCGATGATACTTCTATGTATGCGTGGTTTTCCATATCTGCCTTGTATTCTTTGGAATGTAAACCATTAACCACCCCACTTAATGTAAGAATAATACTACCAACAATCGCCAGTCCTACCATACTTGCACCTATGCTGTGTTTCTTAAACAATGGTAATTTATCTCTATATTTTGTATTTGATAAAAATATATACGGAGATAACATCCATAAAAGTAATACACCGGAATATAACTTATCAATCATAAAGTCATATACCGTTATTTGCCCTTGTCTGCTATCGAATATTAAACCTATAGCAGCTAATCCAACAAGCACAAGATACATTACTGAAAGTATCTTTTTCCACAGCTTGTTTGACCTAAAACCAAGCAACACACATATCATCCTTTTCAAATTTTTATAAATTGTATCATACATTTACAAAATTTGTCAAGTGTTTTTATACTCCTCTACACAAGCTATACCACTTCGATCTACTTATCCCTAATATTACACAGCATTCTACCGCTGACATTTCGCCTTTTTTGTTTTTTTCGTAATATTTTTTAAACTCAGGCACTTCAATGTTCTTTCGCCCTTCTTTATAGTCGGGATCTGTTGCTCTTTTTTCTGCTTTGCCTTCGCTTGTTCTTTCAGCAATCATATCCGCTTCATATTCAGCAAATGCAAACATTATATTCAATAATAGTTTACCTGTTGACGTGTTATCGGCAATACCCATATTTAAGATATTAACCCTTACGCCTTTATTCACTAATTCTTGAATTAAATCTGCTCCGTGTTTACTACTTCTCGCAAATCTATCCAGCTTACATACTATCAATTCGTCTCCCGGTTGTAACTTTCTAAGCAATTCCGTAAACTTTGGTCTATCAACCTTTCTTCCGGTAAAACATTCGCTAACAATTATTTCTGCCCCTCTTTGTTTCAACAACTCTATTTGAGCATCTAAACTGTTGCCGTTTTTTTGTTGTCCTACACTACTTACTCGCGCATACCCATATCTCATTTTGCATCACCATCATCGGTTACAACATATGCTCCGTCGATTCGACCAGCTTTTGCTCTCGGCATAATAACCACTTCATAACCTAACGCCCTCAACATTTCGTTTAGTTTTTTTACAGTTAAACTTTTTGTTTTGGTAGAGTTTAATCTATCCCACATTGCAGCTTTTGTTATGCCAATAGCATCTGCCATTTGTGCATTTGTTTTGCCCTGTTCTTCCATTATTTTCGTTACAATCTCTTTTGCGTTCATATTGCGTTACCTCTCTTTCATTAAGCACATTATAACAAACAAGTTTTTTCTTGTCAAGCCTTTTCTTGAAACTTTTTTTATTTTTTTCGGATATTGGAGAGGGTTAGAGGGGGGTGTGTGGGGCAATTTTGACCCCCTCCCCGGCTCCGTTTGTGCCGTTTTCGTGTTTCTTCCTTTTAATATAAATATATAGCGTTTTAAAACTCAAGAAAAAAAACACACCACGAAATAACAAGAAAAAACTTGAAAAAATTTTATAAAAGGCATTGACAAACAAGAAAAAACTTGATAAAATGGTAACAGTCAAGAAAAAACTTGACAATTAAAAGGTAGGTGAAAAAATGAGAGGTAAAAAAACAATGAGCAATAAACAATTATTATCGTTTTTAGAAGCACTAAAAATTATCGTTAATAATTCATCAGATCGCGAAAACATTATAAAAGCAATAGAACAATTGCAAGACAAATTACAAGAATAAAAAAGAGCCTCGGCAGCCAACAAACTCACCGAGGCACTAACGGAACGAGGCAAGGCGGTACACCTACCGCCGCCACGCCTCCATTATAAATAGGTAGGATAAAAAAGTCAATACATTATTATAAATTTATGGAGGGTTTAAAAATGTTAAAAACAAACACAAAAAAAGCAAAAGAGAATTTAAAAGAATATATCATAAATAATTTTGATAGTACCGGTTACACAGACACACCGCCGGAAGGATGGCACGAAATAGCAGCTTTTATATTAAATACTTTTAGATCAGAAAAATATCATTTAAAAGAAGATTATCGTTATTATAACAATAATGAAACAATCGCTTTTCTAGATTGGTGCCAAGGTTTGCCGTCTGTTTTAGATACTTGTTATTTTTATAATAGATCGGCTGTTAGTGATTTGGGGGATATATTAGAAGAAACACAAGAAGAACGAAACAAACACACGGAGAGAGACGCGGAGCAATGTTTAACACGTTTAATATATAAAGTTTTAATAATGGAGGTAAACAAAAAATGATTTTAAGAGTATCGGAAAAAACAAATATTAACGGATGGCGTAGACAAATAACAATTGATTTTAAAAACAAGACAATTAAAACGGGCGCTTTTCAATTTCATTCCGGAGATATTGAAGGAATAACGCACAAACAATATAAACAAACTATTGATTTTTTTATAAATCAAGGCTTTAAAAATGAGGAGGTTTAAACAATGTTTATTTACGATCACGAAAAAAATTTAATCAATGTAAATCACGTTATTAAAATTGCAAAAGAAAAATACCCGGATGGGTATTTTGTCACGGCTATATTAACATATGGCACAGCTATATTATTTAAAGGTTCAGACACCGGGGCAAATTTATATTTTAAAGACGTTGAAACAAAATTAAGAAATAGAGGGAATTTATTATAAGAGAGGGGAAACAATGAAATATTATAATTTTGAAACAATGTTTAAATCATTATGCGACATATTAAGCGAGTACCTAAAACATAATAATATATATTATGAATTAAGCGGCGCGCCGGCTTGCTATCATTTCGAAATATTGACCGATCCAAACGGTGCCGAAAAAATAAATTGTTTTATTGATAGCGTGTCAATACGTGAGGAGGTGAAACAATGTATATAATATTAATTCTATTATTGCCGATCATGATTATTTTATCGGCTGCCAAATAAAAAATATAACCGTCTGATTAATTCGGGCGGTTTTTTTAACGGGGAAAATACCCCGTTATTTTTATGCATTCATTTTAAAGCCGTTTAGAGCCATTTTAAGCCGTTTTATTATTGCGTAGGGGTTTACCTATACCCACACTATAAAATCGTTTTTTACGGCATTGTAGAGCCTCACAAGGCTATTGCATATATTTTCTTTCCCTCTCAACGGATAAATATATATAATATACAAATATTCCCATATATTACAATATCCGACAAATAAGCAATAAAAAGGGAGGGATATTGCTCCCTCCCTATATGCGATTTTTCGTCAAAATCAGCATATATGCAAATTTTGGTCAAAATTAGGGTAAGTTTTGTGCAATTTGCACAAAAAATAGTCTTTTTTATGGGAGTGTGCCGTCAAAATTCTAACCCCATATGCAAATTTCCATCAAAATCAGTCCTCAACAATATCAGCATCAATATATTGAGCAATTTCCTCAGGAGACTTAGGCTGACCGAGTAAAGATTCAGAGGGTTCAATAATAACTTTAGAAGCCTCCACATAATCGTATTGAGATTTAAGGATAAACATAGCCGAAATATTATTAACAGCATTCACAAGAGCAGCTTGTTCAAGATTATCCTTAATAGCATCACGAATCTGATCGAGGTAAATACCTTCGGGAGATTGTTTGTCTATAATACGGTAAAGTTGTCTGTAAGAATAGCCGTACCAATTAGCAAGCCTACGGAACGAAGGCATAATACCACGGACTTTACAGAAATCAAAATAACCCTTAGTAGATTGGATAAGTTCAGGTATATTATGCACATTAGTTTTAGGTCTGTCAAGACTTTCATAAAGAAGTGCGTTAGACTGTTCAAGGATAGCCGTTATTTTTTTAGCAGCTTCAGTTTTGTTTTCCACATCGTAGAGAGTATTTAAGTGACCTGATGTGTTAGGTATAATAGATTTATCGCCTTTTTCCATAAAAATTACCTCCTAAAAAAAATTAATAGTATGACACTATGACACATGACACTTGTATTTTTAGTCACTATATATGCGTTATTTTTATATACTATTTTCTTATATATATTTTTATATAGAAGTGTCATAAGTGTCATAAGTGTCATAAGTAAGTAAAATAAAGGGTTTTTGATATGACACTTTGATTTTATAAGTGTCATAAAAGTGTCATATCAATTGTCTATAACCGCGTTCTTTTGTGTTTCTATATGGTTCGATGTCAAGACGATACTCTTTAAAGGCTTTCGTAACACGTTTAAGAAATGTATTTCTTGCCAGCGCGTTATGTCCTGTTTCCTCACACCAATCCTTATATCTCAAATAAAGTTGATTGTTACTAATCTCACCCGATATATGCAATTCTTTAGCAAATTCAATGAGAGGGTTTGAAAGTTCCTTAAATTCCTCAGTAATTTGTTTTTGATCATCAGGCTCAGAGAAATAGCCACAATTTTTAAGCATTACATAACCGGAGAGAATCCAATTAAAGATAGCCGAAAGCTGATCCGGTGTAGTTAATTTAGATTCAATATCGCGGTCGATGAGACGTTCTTCGGGATTGTTAGGATTAGGCAGTTCCACAAAGTGCATAGGAAAATCCACAAAACAGAAACGGCGTGTCCAACCTTCGGTAGTATCGGAAGATTTAACATACTCATTACAAGCAAGGAACATTTTAGCACGAGGACGGAAGGTGATGTAGTCCTTGCCCTTGTAGCAAGCAGAAATTTCGTCACCGGCTGTTATTTGTTTAAACTTTGACTCTGCCCCTGCGACATTTGTGCGAGTTTCAGCAGAAATGTTAAGCATTGAGTTCATAAGCTGAATGACCTGAAAATCTTGCGAAAGAGAGGACATTTCAACATTTGAGACATTCTGCGAGCCGAAAATTTTAGTCAGCACATTGAGGAACACCGATTTACCGTTAGCACCTGAGCCGATAAGAACGGCACATTTTTGTAAGCGGTTGTCGGGAAATAATACATAGCCTGCGAGTTCTTGAAGGAGGCAGATTTTTTTATCGTCATTATTAGTAACGGTATTTAAAAAATCCTCCCATTCCGAAGAACGCACATTAGGATTGTATGGATATTCCAAACAATAGGTACAGAGGTCAGTTTCTTGATGATCTCTGAATTTTATTTCAGGCTCAATTTCAAGTGTACCATTAATAAAGTTAATAACCGGCTGAACATTAAAAAGCTTGTCTGTAACAACGGCAGCTTTAATAACCTTAAGAATAGACGTTATTTTTGAGCCTGTTGCATATGATCCGAGAGCCGAAGTAATGTATGCCGATATTTCGGTATCGGTACGCATAGTCCAAAAGCGACCGTTGTATTCAAAGAATGATATTTTTTCATTGTAAAGTAAACGGTGTTTGGATATAATTTCATCAGCAATAATTTTGTCAAGCGGTGCCGATTTACAATCCTTGCATAGAGATTTAAGCCAATCGGCGTCAAAAACATCGGTTGTTCTCATAACAGTTTTAAAGAACATATCTACATCAGGTTTTGCCATATAGCGACACACACGTCTTGCAAATGTATCGAATGTTTTGCGGTCGGTTATTTTGCTTGCAAAAAATTCTATGCCGTCTGTAGCCGAATTTATAATATCTGTGAGATTGCCGCCATCGGCATAATATTCCGAAATATCCTTATAAGGAACGGGAACATTGCCGACAACACACGGTATGCGATTTTCTATCAAAATTTTTGCCATTTTGATAGTGAATTTTTCACCGGCATGAGATTCCTTGTCGTTGTCATATACAAGAAATACTTTTTTGAAGGATTTAGCAATACCAAGAGCCGTTGGTAGTTGATCGTGTGAAAAATGCCCTGTAATAGCTGATATAACCGAGTAATTTTCTTGCTCAAACGAGAGGGCGTCAAATGCCCCCTCAGCAATTACAAGTAAATCGCGCTGGTCGTTAAGTGTATGCAATCCCCATACCGTATGTTCGTTGTAATCATCAATAGGCATTTTCATGTATTTTCGGTCAGGGAACGCTCCACCCGGAAGATAACGTGTTGCATAATAGCAAACATAGTTGTTTTTCCAATATGGAATACATAAGCGACCGTTTTTAGTTCTGCCGATTTTTACACGATTAATTGTATCATCGTTGATGTTACGTTTGTGTAGATACTCACGATCCTCGTCAGTAAGATGTTCGTGATAATATTGAATTTCTTTGCATAAATTTTGTGTGTAATCCACCCATTCAGACGTATTATAATTGTCAGTTTCAACTCCGGTTATTTTTGCAAGTTCACGGATAGCCTTGCCCTTATCCCCGTTGTGCTTAAGAGCAGCAGCAAGGTCAATAACGTCACCGCCCTCCCCGGAACCAAAGTCAAAATAAAAATCGTCATATACTATAAATGATGTTTTATTTTTTGCTCCCGGACGGAGAGGAGAGACACAACGATCACCTGATTTTGCAATTTGTAGACCGTTGTTTTGAGCAAATTGTACACACGATATTCGTTGTTTTATTTGCGATATATCAAGCAAATTCAATCACCTCCAATAATTAATTCGCTGTGAGGCAGCGTTTCAATCCAACCACAGAAGTCACGCCATTCGGGTAAACGGTGATTCTTCCGTTGATGATAGATTGTTTTAAGCTGTCTGTAATTAGTTGTCATTCGTGCGGTAAGTCTGAATCCCACGGGAACGTTGTAAAGTAATTTTAAATAGTTCTCCGCTGTAGGATCAGTGTTGTATACATCACGAAGTCGGTTTACACATTGTATTACTTCATCAGTAACATATTCGTTGCACTGAGAAGCAATATCCATTTTTGCAATACGGTGCATCGTAGATTGTGAAGAAACAAAATCAAGAAAATGATACCGTTCCGCCTCAACCCATGCTTTAATACTAAAGGTTAAATCAAACTGAACAATTATCCCATTTAGATAATTATCTTCGCCACATCCAGCTTTCGATGTACCCAAAGTCACTGCCCTGTGCATTTCCTTTAATATCTGTTGCAAGTTGTGGGTGCACTCTGTCGGACATTCTTTTTCTTCTACCTTTACACCAAATTCCTCAGACAAATCCCCCTGTGGTGCAAATTCTCCGTACATAATCCTTTCTGCAATGAGCCTTGCCCTTACTGCATCCGTCATTGTTTCGTAATACCCTAAAAAAAGTTGTTTATAGTCTTTGTTTATAAATGCCTTCCATTTGTTTTTGCTCTTTGAAAATGATACCCCAATAACCCCTGAAGTGTTATTTTTTGGCACTTTGCCATTGAGGGTGTTCTCTCTTGCGGTACATACTCGTAAGTTAGTTTTTCTATTGTCAAAAATATCTCGGTTTATGTGGTCAACTACATTCTTTTCAGCCGTGAGTTCTTTCTGCATAAGTCTTCTGTGCAATGGTTCACCATTATCAGTTTTGACATAACTATCACCATTTGCAGTACAACCCCAATAAAATACAAACGGTAAACTTTCATAGGATATTTTTGTCTGTTGTTCGTTTTTTCTGTCACCATATACAGTCATTAAAACATAGTCATCACACAACTCATATTTCGGAGTTGTTTCAAAGCATTTACCATATCGTTCTAACTGATGGCGGTGTTTACTACAATATTTTTTACCACTATCCTTGTAACTTTCAACATTGGCATCACTACCGCAAAAGCAACATACACGGTTGTCCTTTGTTTTTTCTCTACCAAAATCCTTTTGATATTTATAAAAATCGCCAAGAAAATTACCATACTGTTTCCAATAAATCCAATTTGCCATATCAAAACAGTTATCAACATCGGTAGACATAGGATATTTTGATGCTTTCACACTATCCGAAAATCCATAAATTTTAACATTATCAATCATCGTCTCTATCCCTTCCTGCCGCAAAAATCAGCAAAAACATTATCGTAATAAAACCGCCCATAATTGCCCCTGCAATCAAGTTAAGCATTATTGATCACCGCCTTATATATTGCATTGCATATTTCCGATATGCTTAATATTGAAAGTCCAATCGTGCAAGTCTAAACAAAGGCAGTGCAGCTTGTTGTTATCGTCTTTATATACAATTTGCATTTCCGCAATCAACTTGTCGCAAGCCATTGTTTTGTACTTATGTTGAACCCCCATACGAATACACTTGTTCAGCGTGGTTTCTTCATAATCGTCAAGGGAGCGTTTTATAGAAAATCGGTGTTTATAGGTTACTACTCCATAATCAAATTGATTTTCTGTTTTACAAGGTGCATCGGGTAAAGGTTGCCAGTGTGTGACTCTGCTCCCTTCAGACAACCAAAGCTTACTACCGAGATATGTATTTTCGCAAACCACATCAGGACTTTCGGGTTCATATTTGAAATAACATAAAACTGTTGTGCGTTTTTCGGGCAATTTCTCTTTTACGTCAATCCATTCAGCCATTATGTATCTCTCCTTTGCTTCTCTAACTCAGCTTCCAGCGAAGCAAGCCATACTATTTCTTTCGCCCAATTTTCGATCAACTCGTATATTGGTCTTGTATCAATAGTGCAGTGGTGTTCATGAGCATACTCTAAATAATTGCCTATCGAATCGTTCAATTCTTTCATTCTTTGGTGATAGACAAACCAATGCGGGCTTACACCAAGTGGCGGTTTATCGTATGTATTCACTATGTATCGCTCCTTTCTCCGTAACTGCAAAAGTGCGTATCGCCAACCAATCGCGGATTATCTTCATATTCGCAAAGTCTTAAAACGTTTCCTGCGATGTTGGTCGCCGCAGTAGAGTATAGGCAATCCTTACATCTAACCACTTCCACAACATCTACGGTGGGTGTGTTTCTTACGCAATCCATAAGTCTTTCTTGCGTATGCCAATTTTTCATTTTATCAAGAGCAATATTCGCATCAATATACCTTGCCACTTAATCACCGCCTTATATCAAAAACCATATTTAATCAAATCTTTGTATGGTATTTCTTTTTTGTTTTCAAACACGAAAAAGGTACATCCATCAAACTCGTAAATTTCTTGCCACCTGTCTTTATACCAAGTATAAATTCCCTCTATGTTTTCGGATTCATAAACATCCCTAATTGTTCCATATACCCATATTTCTATTTTATATTTCACTTCTCCCCACCTCTTTCTTTTGGCTCTGCATATTCGCAAGTATCGCTTGGATTGACTATTTTTAATTGCTTGTTACATTCTCCATACATATCGGAAAACATAAAATGCTCACAATTCAAGCAAGTTGTTTTTGGCTTCTCCCCACCTCTTTCTTTTGGTGTGCGTGTGTTCCAAGCGTTAACTGCCTTTTCCTTGCTTCCGTAACAAGCAGTTTCCGCACCACAGCCACTTTCACACCTTACCCTATACTTTTCTGAAAAATTAGACCTATGAATTTTGGGACTTTTCCCACAAAACGGACAAGGTAACAATTCAGCCATCACCCCTCACCGCCTTTCAGTGCTTTGATTGCATCTTCTCTTGTCAAGAAAATTGTTTTTCCAATATCGTCAATGTCAAAATCGCCCTCGTCCCAACATTCCGTAACATCAACACCGACCTCATATTGAACCCAAGTAAACATAATTCCTTGTTCGGTAATATGTATTCCATCAATAACGGCAGAGTCGTGATAATCTTCTACCGCAAGATATATGGTATCACCGACATAGCAAGGTAAATTTATTGTTTTGCTCATTCCTCACCACCGCCTTTCTCGGTTGGGCGTGTTGCTCGTTGGCTGATTTCGACACGAATATTAAATCCTTGACTAATAACGGAATTTATTTGTCTTTGCAAGGCTTCTTCTACTTTCTTTTCTCCGCCCCAACCAAAAGTGTTTCTGCCTACAACTTTGTCAATTTCCTTTTGAACGGCAGATGCGATTTTTTCATCGAACATTGTCTTGATTTTTTGCTCAATGTTTGTATGCACCGCAGATTTTACATAACTGTCAACTGTACTTTCGATAAGTTCTCTAATTTCCTTGTCGGTCAATCCTGTTTCGGAAATTCTTTCACGAATTGTCGCTCTAATTCCCAAATCGTTAATTTCTTGCATTACTGCCTGTTTTACAAGGCTTCTTACTTCATTTTCAAAATTCATTTCCCCTCATCTTCCTTTCTGCTTGCAATTTCCAAAGCGGAAATAATTGTTTTGTAATGCTCAATATCTTCTTCCGACCAATTATCTTGAATTGCCACATTCTTTTTTATTCGTTCAAGTGCCTTTTCAAACTTATTCATTTTCCCTCATCTTCCTTTCTCAGTTCCTTGTACGGACAAATCTCTGCATTATAAGCCTTTTCCGCTTCAATGAGGTTTGTTTCTTTTAGGCATACTCCAAACGGTTGAAACATCATTTCTTGATGCTCCCCTTTGTGTTTGCAACCATCACACTTATGTTTCATTTTCCCGTGCTCCCCTATACACTTCTTAATTCCCAACCGCCCGATTGGTATATTATCTTTGCTTGACGGTCTTTGAATGTTGCGTTTTCTGATAGAATAAGTTTGTCTTTGTTGTTCCAACCATAAAGAGAGCCGATTATAACCGATGTGCCGTATACCTTATTAACTGTGGCATTGCCGTATACCGCATTAACTGTGGCATTGTTGCATACCTCATTAACTGTGGCATTGTTGCATACCTTATTAACTGTGGCATTGCCGTATACCTCATTAACTGTGGCATTGCCGTATACCTTATTAACTGTGGCATTGCCGTATACCTCATTAACTGTGGCATTGCCGTATACCTTATTAACTGTGGCATTGTTGCATACCTTATTAACTGTGGCATTGCCGTATACCTCATTAACTGTGGCATTGCCGTATACCTTATTAACTGTGGCATTGCCGTATACCTCATTAACTGTGGCATTGCCGTATACCTCAACATCTTTACAATCTTTAATAAAATGGTTACTTCCTGTCGATATTTTTAAATTGTCAACGCCAATATGTATACGATCTTTCGCCCACTCCTTAACGGCTTTTATCATTCGGTCTTTTTCAACCTCTTTTACAAACCATTCGGGGATAATATCTTGGTCTACGTTAAATTCCCATGTTTCAATAGGCGAAAAAACATCACCGTTAAGCGGAACAAGCTCTGCCCGAACAAATAGTCTTTCGGCATTTTTTAAGGTATCTGCAATTTTTAATTCATTTAGCATATCTGTGTGACTGTCATAGTCAGGCACGAACACTCTATCTTTTAAAATAATTCCACTTTTCAATTTACACATAATTCTTATCTCCCTGTACTACCGAATCCGTTGTTTCCTCTACCCTTAACTTCAAGTTCGTCTACTATTTCAAGATCGGGATAGAGTATAGGCAGAATTACAAGTTGACTGATTTTATCGCCTCTGTTGACTTTGTAATCGTACCCGCTGTGATTATAAAGCTTCACCTTAATACTTCCGCTATACGAAACATCTATAACGCCCTCGCTTTGTATGCCGTGTTTAACATTCAAGCCGCTTTTGCTTTTAAGCATTCCTACTGTTCCGTAAGGCAGTTCTATATGTACTCCTGTATCAAATATTGCGCTTTCCTTTGCACATACTATTTGTGTATCTCTTGCGTATATATCAAGTCCTGCATCTGTTTCGTGCGCCCTTGTCGGCAGTATTGCACCCTTTTCCAACATTACTTTCATTGTCTGTTCTCCTTTGTTTCAGTTTCATCGAATATACTGTATTTTCTTATCGGACAATCAAATCTGTCCGGGCAAGGAGGAAGATCCTCACCTATTTCGGTAACACTTTTATTCAGTTTGCCATCACAAAAATGGCTACGTCTGTACCGGCACTGTGTGTCAATTAAATGAAGCTTTGATTGAAATTTCATGTTTTCAACTCCTTTTGTAATCTTTTTAAAATATCTTTTGCTTTTCCATCGCTCAAAGTATCTCCCCACGAGGAATTAAAGAATCTTTCGATTTCTATTATTGTTCTCAGGCTGTATTTTGTACGTCTTGTGCAAGCCTCACGATAATCGTGTGCAGCCATTATTACGATTGCTTCTGCTAAATATTCCCACATATCACATCTCACTTGCCATTGCCATAACTGTAACAGCGTAACCGTTCAAGCCGTTTTTTGCACTGCCGGAGTTGTAAGCTGTGAGTGCCAAGCCTATATCACCGTATCGTATGTACATTTCTCCAAGATAATCAATACCAACAGTGACATTTTGTACAGGGTCAAGCAGATCGGTGCAACCTAAAAGTTCCATTCTTTTGGAGTGCCACCGAGGCTGTATTTGCATAAGTCCGAATGATTTGCCGTTATCGCCTATAGCAGATGGATTGAAGTGACTTTCCTTTTCAATCATTGCGATAACTATTGAAGGATCAATATCGTATTTCTCGCATTCCTTAAAAATTACATTCTGCACATCAGGCGATAAATCCACGTTGTAATATGATACCGTGGGTATAGTTTCTTCCGGTTCTGAGGGGATATATTCCTCTGTGACTGTTTCTATGGTTTCCTCGGTTTCTATAGGCGCTTGATTAATTAAAATGTTTATTGCGGTTATAAAACCCCACAATGCAAGTAATAATGCTTTCATTTCATTTCTCCTTAGTTTTAATATTTTCAATGTTTACGCGATATTGGCTTCTTCCATTGGGATCAAGTAATATCGCGCTGTATTTTACGTTACCTCGCTTGTCCTTCCATACAATGCTTTCAGACATTGTGTGTGTGCCGCCGTTATATTCGACCTCCCTGTTAAGGTTGGGTATTATGTCTTTAAGTTCCATCGAAATACCCGAACGTGTTTTTGTTTTTTCTTAACGGAAGGTCTTGCATATCGGGCATTGTGTTTTCCATAAGCATCGCTCCCAACACATTGAAAGCTGCTGCCGCAAGATGATCTTCATCGTCACAACCACATTGATACTTTGCAAGGTGTCTACAAGCTGAATCAATGAAAGAGGAAACGGGAATGCCTTTACGGAAATTCCAACGGTCATATTTTTTTGCGCCGTTTTCATAATGTTTGGATAAACGAAGGATGGATTCCCACGGTACACTTGCCATATCTCCCTTGCCTTCGTGCATATCACGAACACTCCCCGTTGAGAATGTTGTTCTTTCGCCCGAATCCTTTATAGTAGCCATCGCTTTCCACCCTTTCTCATTGTCGGTATTGTTACCGCTTCTTCTTCTGACCAATGTAATTTTGTTAGTCTGTCTTTGATTACGTCCGGATGTATTCCGGTTATTTCTGCCCACTCCGCTATTGTTTTGGTTTCTCCATTAACTGTTAGAAAGTGATTTCGTGTTGTGTTTCTTTGCTGGATCTTTTGTGTTACCCATCTACAATTCCCCGGTTCATAGTTGCCATTAACATCAATGCGATCTATTGAAAGGTTGTCCGCATATCCGTTGTTTGTAGACCACTTATAAAACTCAATAAAGTTAGTTTTCCATTCTTCGCAGACACATACCCCTTTGCCACCATAACATTCAAATCTTTTGTTTTTTGGGTTATAACATCTTCTTTTCATATCAGTCCATATGTTGTACAACCTTGTTTTTGAAAGTCCGTGTGTTTCTTGACACCCTCGCCTATCACCTCTTTTGTTCAAAGAACCGTTGTACCTTCGGACACCATAACCTGAATCTTTTATCATAATTTAACTCCTATAATTTTTAGTGCATCTTCTACGCTTCGTGCAATGCCGTGCTTAATCTTAAAGCGGCGTAGAATTTCAGCAAATGTTTTTTGTTTCTCTCTCATAGAGCCTTTTTTTGTTTTACATTCAATAAATGCAACATTATTGTTCTCTCCAAAAAACATGAGATCGGGAGTTCCTTCCGGGCACCCCTGAACGGCTCTTATGTTTACCAACACATATTGTCTAAACTCTTTACTCCAAACCCTATCACCTTGCCAAAACTTTCCTGAATTTAATCTTATTGGTACACCATATTCGGAGAGGGCAAGGCGGATTTCGTCTTGCGTTGTATGTTCGGATTTGCTCAATTCCCCCACCTCAATTTCTGTCCGCAATTACCGCAATAATTTGTCTCATTTTTTATACACTGCTTACACACAGGGCAAAAACATATTCCCCTTTCGTACGTTCTACCGCTGCCTATCCTATATTCAATGTCTTTCACTATAACTGATTTTGGTATTTGTTTGCTTAAAGCATCTATAATTGCGATAAAAAAATCTATCCTTTCGTGTTCATCTACAATATCTGATATGGCTTTTTCGGTCATATTTATCTCCTTCCTTTAAATGATCTAACAAATCCAAACAAATCATAAAAGCATTGGCTTCGCCGGTGTAAAATTGATACTCCCTTTGTGCCGCTAATTTGTTTGCTTGTAATTCGCACATAATTTCATCGTTTAATTTTTTCGTAGGATTTATTGGTAACATCGCGCTTTAATTCGTAGATCGTTTGTTTTAGTTCCTTGACGGTTAGTTTGCAGTTTTCATCATCAAGGATTTCGTGTAGTTCTGCTGTTGTCATTTGAATACCTTACTTTCTATCCCCATTGTTCTGCCATAGCCTTTGCTATGCCGGGGAAGGTTTTGCTTCTTGCTTTTGCTCTTTCATCAGGCGGTAACTTCATTGTGTTTATATGCCACGGAGAATCCGTGCCCTTCCCGTTTTTGTACTTTATAACCCTCGGCTGGAATCTGCTATCATACTTTAATGGGCTAACCCCGCGCATCCAAAGGCAAGTTGCTTTTCGTTCACAGTTTTCATCGTCTTGCTTTTCTGCGAAATAATACGGATGCACAATTTGGTCTGGTTTCCTAAAGAATGTACTCATATAACCTACGGGGTTTTCAAGCGCTACATTGTCGCAATCTGCGTTCCAAATTGCCATAAAGAAAGCCGCCGCCGCAGCGCGTTCTTTAAGTCTACGAAGCGCTTTTTCTCCGTATCGCTTAACATTGAACCAACGATTTCCGGTAACAGTTAAATAAGTACAAGGTGGGTGTGCAATAATCAAATCCCACTTGCCATCAATTTGATGCAAAGCACCATCACAAGTGTTAAATTCAATGCCGAACCAAGAATAATCATCACCAAGCATTTCGTGTTCTTTGGGATTTAATATCGGCAACACATCTTGCTTGATATGCCATTCAGGATGCCCACCGGAGCAATCAATAATGTCGCACGAATACGCTTCGTGTCCTCTTTCTCTGAAAGCCTTGCACACCGCTTGACTTTCTTCACAAGCAACTAATACTTTCATATCTGTTTATCTCCTTCCTTTCATTATGAAGTACGCCCATCCGGAAGGGTTTTTGTACCCCCTCTTTTTTGCCAAGTCATATAATTCTTGATAGGTTTTACACATTCCTTGCTCTCGGCGGGCATCTTTCTTTTGTTTTTCTTCTTCCGCTTTTTCTATCGCTTCTATGCGCTTTAATTCGACCTCTTGCATTTGCCTTAACTCTCTGCCTTTTGGAATATGCTCTGCACCACAGTACGGGCACTTATTCCCCTGAAAGCATCTAAAGCAATTTTCACATTGTCGAATATTTAATGTGCCATCTTCATTAAATTCCTTGCGTTTTTCAATTTGTTGTGTTAAACTCCAATTATGCGTATCGGTAGGAAGTCCGTGTTTCTGACAATTATTTACATAATCTATAATCACGGCTTTTTTACCTTCGACCGGAGTTAGCACACGGCACGATTGCTGTATAAACAGTGGTAAACTGCAAGTCGGTCTTAAAAGCAACGCCACACTTGCGTTTGGTAATGTAACCCCCTCGCTTATTAGGTTACAATTACATAAAATCTGTGCTGTGCCATTACGAAATAAATTCATTAATTTATCTCGTTCATTCATACTCATAGAACCGTCAATGCTTATAGCCTTTATGCCGTTTGCATTAAACATTTCTGAGGTTTTTTGACTATGTTTAATTGACGTACAATAGGCTATTGCTTGTCTGTTTTCGCCCAATAAACGATAGTATTTAAGTACATCACCATATATGGCTGATTGACACATTATGTCGCTCAATTGTCCGTTGTGGTATTCACCCGCAACCATATCAACACTTTCGGTGTCTATTCCTAAATCGGGTGCATAATAGTCATAATCAGATATAGCGCCCATTTTAATGAGTTCGTTAGCTGTTATGCCTGTTACTAAGGTGTCCGCTAAAGTAAGCGGTTTACCATCTAAACGGCTCGGTGTAGCTGTGAATAACACTCTACGACTGTTGTAATACTCGCATACTTTTCTATAGGACAAGGCTTCGGATAAATGTGCCTCGTCAACTATGATTAAATCCACATCATCGGGGGAGTATTGCCCTAATCGGCTTGCTTCGGTAAAAACAGATTCAACTCTTACGTTATCTGTTAAAACACCTAAACTATTAAGCAACTCCTTGTGTTGATTGATAAGTGTATGTCGGTGTGCCAATACAAGTACGTTGCCTTTTGCACCTTGTATCATTCGCGCCATTATGTATGATTTGCCGGAGCGGCAAGGCAAAACGCAACATATGCCCTTTGCCCCGCCCTTAAATGCTTCGGTCGCTTGGTCGAAAATATCTTGCTGATAGTCTCGAAGTATTACGCCCACGGCAAGTCCATTTCGTCAGGTGGATTTATAGCCGTTGCTCCTCCACCCGTTAAGGCAGCTTTATTGCTCGGCTCAACCCAAATGGGTAATTTTTCTTGACGGTCTTTTGAGATAAAGTAAGCAATTTTGGGAGTGTTTTCCCCGTTGTAAATTTCATGCTTTACTTTTGCTGCTCCAACTTTGCCTTGCCAACTGCTTAGATCGAAGTTGCCTTGTGGTATGCCGAAGCTGTTCCACAGTTCGCCAAGTTTTTGGTTTGTCAACTTTGCATTATCAGTTAGAAATACAATCCAATGCCAAATAGTTGCATTGTGTCCTGATACATCAAGCACCAACTTAATCATTTGATTACCGTTCTGACTTGTCTGTTCCTCTGCCGATGCAATCCTTACTCTGTGATCGCCAACCGGGATAGGTTTAAAACTCTGTTCTTCGTAATCGTCTGCTGAAAAATTCCAATTAATGCTCATTTCTTTTTACCTCCAAGTAATATACAAATAAAAAATATTCCGAAAAATTCTACCGAAAGGGTAAAACATATACCCAAGAAAAAACCAACCATGATTTAACCTTCTTTTCCGCCAAACAAATCTTCCGGCATACATGATTTTCGACAACGTATCTGATCTTTCGCGTACAACGTTTGAGATCCTTCGGTTATGTAATACCAAGCCTTTTTGCCGTTTTTGTCTGCTGTGTTAATGTAAGCAACAATCTGTGTAAGACCTAAGAAATTGTCCAAAATTTTGTTAGGCAGCTTTGGCTGTGTTCTCACGGTCTTAGTGCCATCGGGAAGGTTAATTTCTTGTAGATCAGTCCAAGCCGTAAATATTACATTACAATCGACTTGTGCTGCCCTTCTTGCAAGGCGCTTAAGTTCTTGATAGACAATTTGATATGCTTGTCTCATGTCTTTGTGTTTTCCACTTGCTTCAAGTTCTAATATTGCAAGGTCGAATATGTCACTAATATTGTCAACGATGATATTGTCATAAGCTTTACTATCCACCGCTTTATCAAATTGTTTGCTAAAGCAGTTCTGATCCTTACCCACGTTGTCCTTATCCATCCAATGTTCAATAACCTCTATTGTGAGATTATCCCTTTTGAAATCCTTGTTGTTTAATACAACGTAGCTGTTGTCGGAACATAGTAATATGTTCTTTTTTCTTTTCTCCGCTTTTACCAAAGTGGTATTAACGGTTTTTCCGCCACCCGACGGAGCATAGACTAATGCATTCATAGTTAATTCTCCTTTCTAAATACCGTTTAAACGTATTTAATAGTTAAAAAAATAGGTGTTTTTTATTTAGATATGCCAAGCATATCACTATCAATGATTTCTGTTAGAATTTCTGTAGCTGCACAATAATTACATTCGTTGCACCTTTCAGGCTCAATCTCACCATTCTTGACAGCTATAATGCGTGGTAATCTTTTCTTTGCTATGTCCAACGCATCATCCAAATTCCATTGTTTAATTTCACATACCGCTTTTCTCGGTACTATGTCTTTGGTTACAATCACAAGATATATAGGCAATCTCTCTCCGGTATTCTGATACACTATTTCTTGATAAATTGCCATAGATGTATCATACCCCCAATATTTAACTACATTATCGAATAAGTTAGGCGATCTCAGCGATGCAAGGTATTTAAGATCGGCAATAAATTCATGTGGTTTGTAGGAATCCATTTTTATTTTAAATTCCACACCTTCTATAACGCCGGTCATAATCGTCTGATGCTCACCTGATAGGTATTTCATCATCAGAGGTTGCTTTTTCACTTCATCGACTGCATAAAGTGCTTTTGCAACGTCTGCATACGGCTCACCATTCTTTTTAAATAGCTTAGAGTGATTTTCCTTAATAAACTTCTCTTGTGTTTCTTTGGTGCCGGTAAGAAGTTCATCAACGAAACTCCCTAAGAATAATGCTTGTGAATCGGGCGGCTCTTTTTCTTGATTAAGTTCTGCTAATGCTGCCGCTTCACATTTCATAAACGATTTTAGTTGAGAAGCAGACATATATTTTCGGTTTGCTTCTTTACTGTAATAGTTATTTTCAGTAAGCTTCAATCCATTTCCACCTCCCTCGGTTCCTTTGTGGTTACACAGTTTTCACAACCAACGATTTCACCGTCAGTCGAAACGTAAAAAGTTTCTTCTACTGCCTCCCCACATAAAGGACAATAGTATTCTTTTTCTTCTTCTTTGCACGCCATACAACCATCACACTCTTTGTTGCTCATTATGCAAGGATAACTCATTTTTATCCCTCCCTTCTTTAAACATAGCCAAATTTTTTCATAAGTTTTTGTTTGTCGATACGCCATTGTTTCCCGATTTGAATTGCTGGTATATCTCCTATTACACAGTATCTTCTTATAGATTCAACGCTTAAACCCAACAGAATACTTGCTTGATCTAAATCAATTAAGGCGGGCACATCGTTCCACGATAAAAAATGTTTTCTCGGCATATATTCGCCTCCGTTCCGTTTTAACGTATTTAATGATTAAAAAAATTTATTTCTTTTAGATCGACAGCATATCCCTTATCCGCAAAACATTGTATAATTTTAATCATTTGCGGAGCGTTAGGGAAAGACTTTCCTTTTTCCCATTTATACAGAGTATCAACGGTTACACCAACATACGCAGCCATTTCGTCAGCCTGTACGTTTGCAATTATTCTGCACGCTTTTAATGTAAGACTATCACGAATCCTAACCACTGTTATCACCTCCTTTACCCATATTTTAACTCCGTTTGCACGAAAAGTCAATAGGAAATTCCAAAAAAACGTAATTTTGTTAAATATGAATATAGACGAGAAAAAAATTTGTGCACATTGAACAAACGGAATTACTTGACAAAAATTCGGTTTTATCTTATTATATTATAAAAAGGAGTGTTAATATGATTACAATAAAAACCGATTTAGGAAATCAAGAAGTGTTTTCAAGAAATTTGAAAAGATACCTACAAATTTCAGGAAAAACGCAAAAAGAGGTAGCAAAGGATGTAGGTGTAAGCACCGGTACATTTTGTGATTGGGTTAAAGGGCGATCCTACCCACGAATGGATAAGGTGCAACTTTTGGCGGAATATTTTGGAGTGAATAAATCTGATTTAGTCGAAGATGTATATTTGGCGAAAGAGAGCATTTCAGCGACAGAACAAGAAATTATTGACTTGTTCCATAAAGTGCCCGAAGAAAAAAGAGAGTTTGTACTCTCTGTTATTCGTGCTGCGATAGATACTCTTTAATTACTCGAATAACTATTTCCTTGTGCCCTTGTTTCAATAATTTTAAAATTGCTTCATCATGTTTTTTCATCTTCACACGAAGATCAGCATGTTTCTTCTTTAATTGTTCTTTCATAAATTCTCCCCCTTTATATGTGCCGAACATTTGTTCTACATTTATAATTTTAAAATATCGTTTATACGTTGTCAATAAAAAAATATTTTTTGAAAGGAGGCAAACCTATGGCTAAAAAAATGAATACCCAAAGAAGTGACGGCAGATATATGGTAAAAGTATATGTAGGTGTTAAAGACGGGAAAAAAGCATATAAATATGTATATGGTAAAACCCAAAAAGAAGCTGATATAAAAGCAGACGAATTAAAAGTATCATTAAGAAAAGGTATTGACATATCTGCGTCAAACGATTCCTTTAAGGTTTGGGCGGAGTATTGGTTAGCATCAAAAAGATACGAGGTATCAGCCGATAGATACTCCACTTTACAATCAAGGTCTACAATATGGATAGATGCTCTTAAAAACACTCAAATAAGCCAAATAAAGCCGTTTGAATTACAAACGATACTTTTTACGATCGCCGCTAAAAACCCTTACACGGGAGAGCCTATGGCTAAAAAAACTATAAGAGGCTATGTACAGATAATAAGTGCAATATTTGATTTTGCGTTTGATAATAGGGTTATTGATTATAACCCGGCAACAAAACTTAAAATTCCACAAGGGGCAACATCTGCTGTACAACGTAGAGCATTGACCGAAGAAGAAAGACAACGAGTTATGGAATTTGAGCATAGAGCAAAGCCTTCTGCCATGCTTATGATGCTCTCAGGATTGAGACGTGGAGAAGCAACGGCATTACAATGGAATGACATAGATTTTATAAATAATAAAATATCAGTTACAAAGTCATATAATTTTAAAACTAAAGATTTTAAAACGCCAAAGAACGGAAAATCAAGAGTGGTTTCAGTTCCACAAATATTAATAGATTATTTAAAGACCTTGCCAAAAATATCGCCGTTTGTTTTAACTAATGCAAGAGGCGGTATGATGACCGAGGATAGCTGGAAAAGATTATATCAAAGTTATATGTTAGATATGAATATAGAGTATGGTTTCGGTGGATCTATAAACAAATATGCTAACAATGTAGATGTTCCTATGGTGATAAGTACATTTACACCGCACGAATTAAGACATACATTTTGTACTATAATGTTTGAAGCCGGCATAGATGCATTAACAGCAAAAGAACAATTAGGTCATTCAGATATTAAAACAACCTTGTCAATATATACTCATTTATCTGCTCAACATAAGGAAACACAAGTAAATAAATTGGATGCCTTTTTGCAAAAGGGTAGTCATGGGGTAGTCAGTAATCTTTAAAAACCCTTGATACATAAGGGTTTACTCAATTCTATTGCTACCCTCATAACCCGGAGGTCGTGTGGTTCAAGTCCCACCCCCGCAACCATGTAAAAAGTCTCATAAACCCTTGATACATAAGGGTTTGCGAGACTTTTTACTTTTACTTTACAAAAGTTTTTTTGTGGGTAAATTAGGCTAATTTCAATTACTTTCAGGTAATTAGGGTAGTCAAAGGGGTAGTCAAAAATATACGCACGAAAACATATTTGTGTGCTTGTTTTAATTTACATAGCATAGTCATATTGCACAAAAATAATATGTTATATTTTGAGTAAATTGTTATATTATACAATAAATGCATACATAAAATTACGGGCGATCACTGTTGTAAAAGACAGTAATCGCCTGTTTTTTATAACATTGCTGTAAAATATTTCTTGGTACCGCCCGATTTTTTATAGAAATTCTTTTTCCATAGGAACAAAAATGGCACTTTGATTATTGAAAACTACACCACAGCCAAGAGTTTCTTTTTGCTTAGAATACTTACCATAAGCAAAAGCGTATGTTTCTCGGTTGACACCACATCCCACGTTGATACCAAAAACAGTGTCTCGACTATTAGCGGAATATTGAACGCCACCGAAACTGTGGGAATGTCCTATTGCGCAACTCATTCTTTCAGCAAGTGCTTTGTTGATGGCACCGTTCTTGCCTCCCCAATTTATGCCATGAGAATATAAAACCCCATCTTCGATAAATTCACTTCCTTTACATACCCATCCTTCAGGCAATTCAAGAACATCGTGTAAATCTTTTAAGAAGCGCGATCCGATTCCAACGCTGGCTGCTTGTCTATTGATTCTCTCGTCATGATTCCCCGTTACATAGTAAACCTCAGGAAACAGTGTCACATATATTTTTAGTCTTTGAATAGCAAGGTCTAATTCACTATATGCACCCAAAGCACAAGCCTCCGACCCGTGTCGGCTTATTGCGTGATTGTCAATTATATCTCCCAAGCATATTATTTGTCCTACTTTGAATCTTTTTGCAGTTTCTTGCAAAAAATACGGAAAATTTGGATGATCAAAGGGGCAATGCGGGTCGGAAAAAACCAATTTAGGCGCGTCATTTTTATATCGGTTACATCGTCTTATGTGCCCTCTAACCTTTTCTTCGATTTGTTTAGAGTTTAATTCGGGAAAGTCAGCTGCAAGCGCCTCATACACTTGCGACCAACTTTTACCCTCGTCAAATTTTAAACGTTCTGCCTTTGTTTTCCAATCGTTTGACACGACAGATCACCTATTCCTTAGTGGCTTGTGTACCGAAATAGAAAGCAATTATCATCAGGTAAATATCTTCGATATTAAATTGACCTTTCAAAGAGAGAACAACCACAACTATCGTAAGCAGTATTGTTACAATAGATTTTACAGTTAAAAGTTTGTTTAAACGTTCCAAAAGATTTTTCATAATTATACCTCCGTTAAATCATTGACGTTTACGGCACAGACAACGCTGCCGTTATAGGTAATTACTGCTCTGTCACCATTTATTTCTTTAACGATATGATCTCTGTAGTAAACGAAAGATGCAAGTCTAACACCTTCATAGGTTCTTGCGTTTTTCTTTAACCTAACTTTATCGCCTACTTTTATCTTTTGTGCTGTAACAGTAGTGTTAGGAATTTTAAGTTTCCAACCGGGATCTATCGTGTCAGACGTAAGATTATTTAGTGCTTTTATTTCGGGATAACGCTTTCCATCTCCGAGATAGTCAAATGCGATAGACCAAAGCGATTCACCTTTTTTAACTGTATGGATAACATATTCTCCACTATCGGTGTTAGGAATTTTAAGTTTCCAACCGGGATCTATCGTGTCAGATGTGAGATTGTTTAACGCTTTGATTTCGGGATAGCGTTTCCCGTCTCCCAAATAATCGTAGGCAATCGACCAAAGCGATTCGCCTTTCTTGACAGTGTGTATCTTGTATTCGGTTTTTACTCCGAAATAATCAGCGATAACAGCCGCTTCTGCGTCTGCAATTTTCTGCAAGTTCGCGTCTATCAAAAGAAAGTCTGTATCTTCCTTGTTGGTATGGAAACCATGCTCGATAACCATAGCGCATTTACAACCACTCTCTGCCGCCGCACGAATAACCCCATACCAATCGCGCGAAGTTCCCTCTATTACCTTTGTTTTACTTCCTCTAAAAGAGTGTCCCATAATAGCAGAGACTTTCTTTCCAAGTGCATCAGCAAGAGTTTTGTTTTCTGATCGCGTTACACTGTAAAACAGTTCTGTTCCTCTCGCGATATCGTCCCTATACGCATTACTATGTAATGAGAGAAATAAATCACTACCGTATGCGCTTGCTGTTATTCCTCTTGTTTCAACCGAAGGATCGTCAGCTATATTAGGTCTTGTCGTAATAACTTTTATGTCATACTGTTCAAGAGCCTTTTTCAACTTGTTCGCAAGATGCCACATTTGAGCGCCTTCGATATAATTTTCATTGATTGGAGACTTATTACCATATTGCCCGTGTCCGGGATCAAGTGTAACTATTTTCATAACATTTCCCCTTCTTTCATGAAATAACTTCCCACGACATAACTTCTTCGTAGATTTTATCTATGAAGCTATTGCCTTTGAGTGCTTTGTAAGCTTTATACAAAAATACGAAATTTTCAAGTTCGTATTGTCGTATCTTTCCTCGCTCTTTGTTGTGATAATATGTTCGTAACATTTCGGAACGGAGCAGACATTTCATGCCATTTATTAAGCAAACTATAACTACCCCGATCGGAATGAGAACACCCACGATGATGCTTATTTCTGTTATAAGCGTTGCTACATTTGACATCGGTCTGCCCCTCCGTTCTTAAACTATTTCTTGGTTTACTGTAATAATAGAATCAGCGTTTATTTCCTGTGTGGCAATACGAATATAAGCAACATTATCAGCCTTAACATTTTCGTTAACAAAAGTTTTATTATTTATCACCGCACTTACCATTTCCCCACTGGTTTCGCCAAAAATATTCACCGTGTAATTATTAGCAATTATCTGAAACGAACTATCGTACAAAGCAGTGACGATTGTAGTCCATGTAGCTGTTTGTACGGTAATCCCTTTTAGATAGACA